AATAAATAACATTTTTAAGTTTGTTTTATTTGTTGGTTTTAGCTCTTTTTCTTTATATAGCTGTAAATTTCTTGTTAAGATAAGTGCCGAACATATTTCTATTGTTTTGTAGCTTGCAAGAAAAATGAATCCAAGTCTTCTCAACTAACATCTGGTCTACTTCAAAATTAGCTTCTTTTATAGCTTTTACAATATCTATTAGCTTAATATCTTCTAGCTCTGGAGAATAGAAATCGCAGGCTTGTAATTTCATATGCTGGCTATCTTTTTTACCTTTGACTAATTTATTAACAGCGGGACATCTATAACCAGAATTAATTACAATAGTTATTTCTTTGCCAATTTTGTTTTGATAAATATCGTTTAGCAAGCCTCTAAGCTTCTGCATTCTATTTGCAAGGTGAATCCCATTTAATAACATTTCTTGATGGTTAGGTTGCTTTAAAAACTCTTTTAAGTTATCTATATTATTTGCTTTGGCCACATTTGATTTAAAGAAGTCGGTAGCTTTAAAGTTTTTAGTTTGTAAATTTTCTATTTGATACATTCTGGACTCGGTTTGTTATTGCAGACACAATCATATTCTACATCGTGTCTATATATTATAGCAATCATTGCATCGCTAGCAGTTTCATCGAACGGCTCTTTTATTGAGTAAAAAGGGACAGCCCAGCCACAAAAATTTCTTTTATAGCTTGTTGTTATCTGTTCTTTTTTTCTTGAGCCACAGCCGTTTATTGCTAGTGTTAATATTAGTGCTATTGATATTTCTTTGCAATATTTCATTTTGTATTTTTTGATTATCTTCAAATTGTTTTACTTGAATTTTAAGTTTATCGGCATCCCCTATTTTTTTAGCAATAAATAAGCCAAAAATAAAAGATAGGCCTGCAATTATTAGATTAATTATTTTCATTTCTTTTTCTTATTTTCAAAGTAATTTTTAAAAATTGTGTTAATCATTTCAAGAGTTACGAACCCGCCAATAAAAGCATTGTAAATTAAAAAATAACTTAATATTTCAGGGATAAGTTGAGGTGAAGCGATAAATGCTTTTTGCATTGCATAGAAAAAGCCAGCAATAGAAGCCACTGAGCTAACAATAAATACAAATCTTTTAGATGAGTACTTGCCAGTTTTACCTTGAAACAATTCCTTAATCATTTTTTATCAATAGAGTTAAATATACGATTGAGCATTCCCATTACTGCATTTTCTTGTTTAGAATTAATTTCATCTCTAGCTTCAATTCTTACTACTCTTTTATCGAGTGTGTTATATTCAGCTTTTAAAGCCTTTATTTCTTCTGCCGTTTCTTTTTGAGCTTTTTCTATTGTATTTACTTTAGCAATTAGATTTTCAGTATTTTTAAAAATCGCTTGACTTCGTTCTTCTTTTATTTGTGCTTTTGTTTCGTCCATTGCTTCTTTAGCTTTAATCTTCTCAACTCTTGCCTTATTCCATTTCAACAAATATTTAATTATAATAATTCCAAAAAAACTAAATAAAATAATAGCTTGTGGTATATTATCAAATATTCTACCTAATATTTGCGGAGCAATTGCTTTTGTAAATAATTCTAATAATTCCATTGCTAATGAAGCCCCCTTGTCATTTTTTCTAATATATTTTTAGCAACTTCACCGTCGCATTTATTAGTTATGTATTTGTAATGTTGCATTTTAGCAATCCAGAACCCGTGAACTATATCATCAACATTATTATCAGCTACAAATATCATTGCAATTGAAGTCGTTGGATGATTAGAGCGATCGATTCCTTCCAATATTTTATTGTCTTTGTATTTACTAAATGCAACATTAATTGCCATATCTTCTTTTTTAGTTTTTCCTTTTGCACAATTATTAATTTCATTGCAATAAAAAGCTTCTGCCACTTCTTTTCTTTCAGCATATTTAGCAACTTTTAATAAATTATCGTTAGCAATATGAACCGTTGCTTTAGAATAATAAGGGTTATATTTAGCAATATTCGGCATATATAGCTCAGCTAAATCTTTTTCTTGAATAACATCTGAAATTCTATCTTCAAATTTAGGGGCTGGTATTTTAGCATCTAATATCATTCTTACATCTTCAAAATAATATGTTTTTGTTGATTTCTCAAGAATAGCCCAACCAGTCGTGTAGCCCTCTCCGCATTCTTTTGAAAGTGTTTTTTTCATAAACTCTTGAATACTAACGACTTGATTATTGAATTTTGTATATCTGAATCTAAGCCTCAGATTATCATCATAACTTTTAATAAAAAAGTTATTGCATAAAGTTAAAACAAAAACAATAAAACAATATAGACCGATATTAATAATGGTTGCTTTAAGAAATTTCATTATTCAGTAATTTTATAAATATTTGCAATATAATCAAATGTAGAAAGCTCGGCAGGGCTTGGTAAAGTATCTTTTATATCAATACCAATGCCAATGCTATTAAGTGCAGTGTGAACCGCTCCAGAGCAATAATTATCTTTATTTTTATCTTTTATTCTAAAAATCTTTTGAAAAAAAGGAACTGAAGCAACGGCACTTGCAACACTATATTTTTCTTTTACATTAAAATAAGTATTTAATGTAAAGTTTTGAATTGGAGTTAAATTGTGTTTAAGTTCTAATAAATAAAACTCAATATTTTTTGCAAACAAATGGCTTGTTGTTTTGCTGTTTTTAAGTATTGTGTAGGTTTTAGCAAAATATTTAATAATAATTGCATTATTAGTCCTGCCTGTCGCTGTTAATTGCTCCCCAAAATTAAACGAAGTTTCGTTATTTTCTCTTTTAACATTATAGCAAATACCGATATGCTCTATTGCTAGCCTGCCTTTGTTTTTTGTAAATACACCAATAACTTTTGCAAAAATGTAATACCACGGCTTATAATGAAAGCCGACCATATCGCCGTTTTTCAAGTTATTAAATAGATATTCAGTATCAACTATTTTCATTTAAACTCAGTAAAAAATTTCTTATTTAAGCTTGCAAGATAATCTCTATCTTCTTGTTTATTTTTTGCATCAGCAATAAATATATCAGCAAGATCGTTAATGTTAATATCTTGTATCGCAGGAAAATTAAATTGCAATAAAATTATTTCATTAACTTTAGCTAAATAATTAATATTAATAATATATCTTGCTTTTATTTCGTTATTTTCTATTGAGATTACATCTAATTTTTTGTCTATCATATTATAAAAAGCAACTGGCAACCTGCTAACATATTCTTTCCCGTCAATTGCAGGGACTCTAATATACATTAGATTGTCTTCTCTTATCTCAGCTTTGCTTTTTCTAACTTGTGCCGTGGTGTTATAAAATTCACCCATCAGCGGAGTAAAAAAAGTAATGCCGTTTATTATTCTAGCTACTTGTGCTTTTTCGTAGCTTAATTTTAATTCTGCAAATTTTCTATTCTTAAAAAAATCAAGTGTTTTTTGACTAGCAGTAATGTATTCAATTTTATTATCAATAAAATTAACATCATCGCCTTCGTTTTTAATATAATTATAAACATAATCCGTTAAATCAACATCATCAAATTGCGAGACTTGAATTATTGATAAATTATTAAGATTGCAATAAAAGCCATCTTGTTTTTTATCAAGAATTATCCATTTTTGTTTTTCAATATCAAATTTAGCAAATTGATTGTAATTTATATTAAAATCGGGAGCTATCTCAGTTGAGAATGGCTCTTTACCTTCATATTGTCTTTCAAGTAAATTAAAGGTTTTTTCGTTGTAATAAAATTTCATATTATTTTTTGTTGAAAGGTTCGAATCCGATTACCCACTGCGGAAATTCATTAGCACTTGCAGATGGATATATCTGATTGCCTAAAACACCATTATTATTGATTCCCCAACTTGCCATTGAGCCGTCTTCAAATACAACTAAAACACCCCTGTTAGTGGTATCCAATGCGTAGCCAATAAAAATAAAATCAACTACTCTTCTATTTGTGTAAAATTTAACTTTGTTAAAAGTATATCTATCAGTTGTTGTTCCATCTGCACAATAACCACTTGCGTTATAGCCCGATACATAAAAATTTCCATCTCCATCTAAAATTCCACAATTAGATTCACCAGAATTATTAGATCCATGCATTTTAATTTTGCATTTAATCCCTTTATTATTATACATTTTTCCTTGAAATTCAGCTAAAAGTTGAGTTGCATTTAGAGTAAATTGCATTGAGGCATTTGTGTCTCCTCTGCCAATTAGTCCTCTTGAGTTTGTGCCAGCAGCAAAAAAAACTTTATTAGGATCGGTTCCTGCATCACCTGTTATTATTGCCGAAATATGATTATCCCAAGTTGAGCTACCAGCCATTTCTGCAATATTTGTCTTAAGTGTCGTCTCTCTTGTGTATCTTAATGCACTAGTTGTTGTATTAATTCCAAGAGAACCGCCGCCGTTATACCCCGTTGCCCACGAAGAGCCGTCAGCTCTAATAATTCTTGTTGCCGCCGTGCTATATCCTCCTGCATTTGCCCCGCTTATACATAAAACATCGGTAGCATTAGCAATAAGTGCCGTTCCATCTGAGACTTGAGTCGGAACTATAAGTTGAGTTCCTGCTGTACCGTTGCCGAGTGGTGATCCGTTGGCAGTCCCGGCAAGACCTCCATTCCAGCCCCAAGCCCACAGTTGACCAGTGCTATCTATTGCACCGCAAAAAATTCCAAAACCAGCATTAACTGAAAATTTTGTAATAATAACATCTTGTAAAGTAGTTATTAAAACTGGATTATTTTGATTTGTAGTACTATTAATTCCTAAATTTCCCCAGAGATTGTGTCCCCAGCCATATAATTTTCCCGTTGTAGATAAAGCATAAAGAGCATAATAGACTTGAGCATTTCTTTCTGTCGTCATAAAAACTTTACTAATAACAACTCCAGCAGGAAAAACTTGCTTTCTCGGAAATCTACTTTTACCACCCGAGCCATTTGACCAAAAATTACCCCAGCAGAAAACCTCTCCTTCATTAGTTAATGCAATTGCCATTTCGTAGCCAGTTAGTATTTCTTGCCAACCCGTTACTACACCTTTATATATTGATCCATTGGTATCAAGAAGCGGAAACTGAGAAAGTGTATAGCTAAAATTACTCGGACTGAATGGATTACCCGCCGCATTTTGATCTCCAACACCGCATCCAAATAAATTTTCTTTATAAGCCATTACAAACCCTCTACCGTTTGTCTGCTTTCCACTTCCAAGAACTGGCACAACATAATCGGGACCAGAAATTAGTATCCATTTATTTCCATCGCATTCAAAAATAGCAGTATCGCTAGAAAGTATATAATATTGATTAGTCCCTTTTTCTGAGCCATTAATATATAATTTTCCAACTGAAGTGCTAGAGCAAGCAATCTTCATTACTTTGCCAGCATTATTTAAAGCGGCCGGAAGAGTTGCAAATGCATAGCCATCACAAGTAAAGATAGAAAATTTATGAGTTGAGACATCTAGTGATTGACCTGCAGAAGCCAAAGGTGAAAAACTTACTACTGTATCTGAACTTACTGAGCTATCTACATAAGTTTTAGTTTTAAGTCCGCTCCATATATCGTTATCGGTTGGTGTAGCTGTATTGTTAAGCTTTTTATTGCTATCAACAATAGTTCCAGAGTTTCCAATAGCAACAAAATTATTAAAAGTTGAGCTAGCAATAACTATTTCAGCTCCTGAAATACTGTTTTGAGCTGTAGGGACACCAGAGTTTAATTTAATAAAACCACTATCTGTTGATTTTTTAATTGTTTTACCAGCAGTTCCGCTATATAAAACTAATTGATTATCTGTTGTTGAAGTCTCAATACTAGACACATCACCACCACCAGCACCACCAACAAGAGCAGTTCCGCTAGCTCTTTGATAACTTACACATCTAACAAGCCCATTTGCATAACCAATAAATATAGCAGAATCGCCGTTACTTGTTGTAATACTATTCCCACTTGGCAATGATAAATTAACTCCTTCGGTTAAAATTAAAGTGCCAGTAAATCTAACAAATCTTTTAATTCCTGCAGATAAAGTAATTGCTGTTATATTAGTTGTTCCAATGATATTAACAATATCTCCAGTTGCATTATCAAGATTGACAGTTGAAGCAGAGGCAATATCAGTTGCAATAGTGTTTATTTTTGCACCGTCAACAACAGAAGTGCCAGCACTAGGAACTACCCATCTATCAACAGATTTAATAACCGTATTTCTTTGAGTTGCAGATACAACCAAATTAAAAGAAGCTGGAGCGTTGCCAAAGGTATAAACTTTAACATTACCAGTTGCACTTACTTTATAAAAAACATCGCCTTTAGCTATTGTCATTCCTGTAATAACAGGGCTGTCAAAATTAACAATATAATAACCAAAAGAAGCTGAGCTAGTTTGAGCTAGAATAGCATTTAAAGTTGCTTGATCGGCAATTAAAGCATTGACTGGTATATTTAAACCATCAATTATTATTCCAGCATTTGACAAGATGCCAGGAGTGCAATTATAATATACAACAGTCCAGCCAGCACCAATATTTAACGGGACAATGCCACCAGTTATATCTTGCAACACAAGAGTTCCACCAGTTCCAGTTAAATTAATAACAGCGGGGGAGGATGTAGAATTGCCAATAAATTTATAACCACCATTGCTAAAATTAATAGTAGAGCCAGAAATATCAACATTTGTAAAATAGCAAGTGCTACCAGCACCGTCATTAATAGTTGCAGAAATTTTACCATCATAAAACTGCATTGAGCTATTGCCAGCAACTAAATTAATAGTTCCTGTTATTTTAGCTCCGTTATCAAGAATTGTTTTAATTGAAGATTTTGAAGCATTAAAAGTAAATGTTCCCACATTATAAGTAGAGGCTCCTTGCACTTTAACTTGACCGCCCGGATTTACATCGTTCCAGCCAGCTTGCACAGTTTGAAATGGTTTGTCGGGAGAATAGCCGTTATTAGCATCCAAGCCATAAGTTGCTTCAATAAATCTAACTGATTCTTGTCTGAAAGCAAGTGAACTAGCTTTTAAATTAACATCTTTAAGTCTTGCAGAATGATTATCAAGTGTTGGTATTGCAGTAATAGTAATATTAGAGCTAAATGTTTTGATGCCATCAATAGTTTCAGTATTGCTAATTCCTACCTTGTTATTAAACTGAGCTTGTAGTTTATTATTGATATAATTATAAGCATTTAATGCACTTACTTTTTTCTTTTTACCAGTATCGGCAACATCATCAATCATTAAAACATCAGCATCAGTAATAGTGGCTTTATCAGTCAATCCTGTTATTTCATTACTCGCAGTTTTGCTAAATTTATCAGATAAATTTGTTGATAAATCTACGATTGTAGAAATTGCTTGTGTTCCAGTATGATTAGCTCTTGCTAATAGAACGGCATCCGTTGAGTTGACAGTAGCTCCAGCAGTAATGCCAGCTAGTTTTGTTTGTTCAGCAGTAGTGTAATCATTTGTTGACAAGCTTTTTCCAGCGACTTTATCAACTTTTAAATCTAAATTGTCTTTTACAAGTTTTTCAGTTGGATATTTAACATCGGCAGGAATTGCAGAAAATGCCGAGGCTTTATTAGTAAGATTTTCTTTTAAATCAAGGTTATCTTTTACTAATTTCTCAGTTGGATATTTGATATTAGCAGGAGTTCCAGAAAAAGAGCTTGCCTTATTTATTGCATCTTCTTTTGCAAGTAATAAATTATCTAAATTGCCAACTTTGTTATAATCTGCTAAAGTTAAATGATATTTTTCAGTTGAATTCCCACCCTGAGTTCCAGCAAGATCATTGTGAGAAGCGATAAGTGGTGTATGAATATGAGAAGCATAATCAGCTCCGCTATGCAATAATGTTATTATCGTGTTTTGTGTTCTATCTGTTTTAGCATAAATTTTAACAACTACTTTATCAGTAGTATTGCAAGCAAAATCTTGTTGTGTTTTTTCAACATTAGCAATATTTAATTCAGGATTCGCTTGTTGTGAATCATATAAAAAATTTGCAGTTTCAGAAGTAAATAATAAAGTTTCAGCTCCAGCAACTGTTCTTTTTAAAATATCAATCTCAAACCTTGGGTTATTATTAAGATTACTAGCATATCCATATAAGTTAAATAGCCAGTTGCCACCACTAATTACAGTTGCTCCAACTTCGTAGTTAGCAATATAGCTACCAATTAATCTATTAGCTTTTATTGTAGTAGAATTAACAGTTATAGACTCAATATCAAGAGCGGAAGGGTCTGGTGAAAAACTTAATAATTCATAATCAGTTATAATAGAAGGTTGGCTAGTTAGATAATAAACATTACCATTGCTAGCTCCAACGGGTCTAGTATTTAATAGATTGTCTAAATTGCTAATTTGCCCTTGAGCTTTATTATTAATAACATCTTGAGTGTCGTTATTAGAGAATACTCCAAGAGTTGGAGTTATTACAGCTTGCTTTAATTTTGAAGTTGCAATATCAGCATCGGAAGTAATTTTAACATTACTAATTGAGTTATCTTTTATAATTGCAGTTATATTTTCAGTGCCAACAGCATTTGAATAAGTAAAATCAATAGTTGCGGTGTCAACAAGTAAGCCACCAACACTATCTTTTGTCTCTTTTTTGTTGTAAACATCAAGATTAGTTCTTGCAGTTGACTTGTTAATTAAATCATTTAAGTTATTGGTAGCACGAAGAGCATCGGGAGCTACATTACTTCCAGTGTTATTCCAAGCATTGCTGTTATAAGAAAAAAATGTTGCAGTTGCAACAACAAGAGCATAATCTCCATTGGTTGCAGTTGGATATGCAGTTTGAAGTTGAATTAAAGTTTGAAAAACCCCTTTATTTTTATCTTCACCAGATATGATTCCCCATCTTTTAACATCTTGAAAAAAGTAAATAATAGTTCCTTTTGATGACGAACTAACATCATCAATAACACCGTTAAAATCAGCTGCCAAAACAAAGCTACCGGGAGAAGAATAAACCCCTGCAATTATTTTAGTCGGCTCAGTAATAGGGTTCCAAGGGCTTAAGCCACCAGCCGTTTTAAGTGCATCATATAGTTCTCTTCTGGAGACATTACCGACTTCAAAATATTTCATTTTATAATTTATTGATTATTAATCCAATATTAGTTGTTTTAGTGTAATCATCAGTTCCAATATAGTTATTACTAGCATCAACAATTGATATTTCTACACTTTCACAAAATCTAAAAGATAAATCTTGTTCGTTAAGATCGGGCAGTGTAGTAATAGTATCATCACTATAATAATCACTAGCTCCTTTATATATTTTCGCATCACCAATATTATTTTCTTGAATTTTAAATCTATAATTTAAATCCCAGATTCTAAAAGCGGGATATTCAGCTTTATTAAGTAATTCAAAATTATAATCGCCAGCTGGTATTGTTATTCTATCGTTATTGACTTTAACAACAGGAGTTCCAGCAACAACAGCTAAAGCACCATTAAATGAACTAGAATTAACATCTACATCACAAGTAAGAGTATTGGCATTAACAACATAAAATTGCCTTTCTTGATTAAAGAAATCAGTTATTGGTTGCGATGCATTGCCGTTTATAAAATCAAATGAATACACGGTCAAGCCAGTAATTTTAATATTAACATAACCGCCAATCATTAAATTGTGTGCGGTTTTTTCAACTTGAATTGTTATCTTGTAAGCATTTTTATTATTTTGAAAAACAGATGAAGCTTTTACAACAGCTCCGCTTAATGTTCTTTTTGTTAAAGTGGTATCCATTATTTAATTGAATCAAGGTTAATTTTTCTTTCAACTGCATTTAGCAATTCTTTTTGATAATCAATATTAATAATATCATCAATATTAGTAGCAAGATTAATTCTATTTCCTAAATCAAGAGTTTTTGCTTTTACTAAAATGCCGTTTATTGCATTAATTTGATAATTAAGATTGTTAGCTTTTTCAACACTTAAATCATATTGAATAATAACATTATTATCATCAAATACTTGTATTTGCTTGCCACCACAAGAAGGCAATAATTTAGCAAAAAAATCTGCATCTTTTGTTAATGAAGCATATTGTTTTACATCAGTATAAACAGTATAAGTCCAGCATTCGTTAGAATTATAGAATCTATTTAAATCAGCAAGCTTTTTATCTTTAGCTTTTTGTAAAAAATATTCTTTTTGCTCTTCTGCATTTGCTAAAGTAGCTTCATAATCGGCAAAAATTATATCGCTTTCAAAAAATACTTTTTTATTGTCTATAATATTATAGTAAATCATTTTAACTCCTTATTTTAATTGCTTTGATAACTCCAGTCTGGTTGGAAACCCCACCAGCAGTAGTAAAATTTTTCCAATAAATTCTGCCGTTGCTTGTATAAGCAAGACCATTATTGCTTGCAGTAAAAGCATTATTTGTGCAAACAATAAGACAATCGCTTACGATAGCCCCCTCTTGCTCGCTACCATAAACAGCAAAATCAGAAAAACCTGTTGTAGTTAATGCTATTGTCAGCTTAACATCAAATTCTAAAGGCTCTGTTGTATTTACAACTAAAGCATTGCCAGCTCCAGCAGTTGAGCTAACGAATACTAATTGTTCTCCTGCACCTAAAACAAGTTTTTTATTATTTGCATCCCAATTTGAAATTGCAATTATATTAGATGAATTTGTGCGAATTAAAGCATAATCCATTAACCCTAAATTTGTATATCCAGCGGGAATAGTGGGAGTTGAGCCACTTGCAACAAATAAAACATCATAAACACTAGTTGTAGTATTTTGAATTACATATGTTCTGTAAAAAGTGCTTGCTGTTCTTACTCCAGTATCTAATCCATTATTTGTATCTCCAGCAGTCCAGCTTCCCGAAAGTTGTATTTTTTTTCTTATGATTGGTAAATAAATTTGTTTACCAGTTGATGTAATAAAAGTGCCTGCATTAAAACCAATAGTATCAGTAATTGATATTCCATCATTTACAAGGCTAACTGGATTATTTAAATAAGGCATTCCTTGATTTTTTAATAAAAAATTAGTGCCGTTATATCTCAATTCTACATAACCAACAATATCGCCAGCGACAACAGGTGAGCCGTTTTCTTTTAAAATGTTTTTAGCACCAAGTCCAGCAAGATTAACAGTCGGTGTTGTGGTGGTATTGGCATTGGTTGTAATGAATCTAATAACCATCCCATTAATATAACTGGTTGGAGCTAGGAAACTTCCACTTGCGATTAATATATAATTATTAACAGTTCCATTTTCAGTAAAAAAATTAGATGCATTAGAATAGTTAGCTACACTTTTTGCAACTTGATTTAAAACATTTGCATCGGCAGTTATACCAGCACTTGAAATAAGATTATTTATTTCTGCAAATTGGTTATATTCGCTAGCACTGAGAGTGCTTATATCGTCTTGTTTGTTTACTGCGAGATTAGACATATCTAAATATTAATTTTGTGTTTGCGGGTTTTATTTTATCTAAAAATAATTTTAAAATTATTGCAATATCGCTTTTAAATTCAATAGGAAAAATAAAAGGAAAAGTCTTTGGTTGATATTTTTTATTAATAGTAATAACAATCAAAAAAGGTAAAGCCTCCGCTGTTGTAAAAATAATTGGAAACCTTAAAGGAAACCTGCAATATTGATAACCAGTTTCGCACTTAATATCAAAACCAAGTATTTTACCAATATTTTCAAACTCTAAACTTGTCTCAGCTCTTGAGCCAGATATTTTTAACAAAATATTTCTTTTTCTTGTCTCAATATCAGTTGCAACGGCAAAAATATCATCAGGTATTCCCACGGCTTGCTCCCACTCTTCTAATAATTTTACACTATTATATATGTTATAGTTGTCAATTATAAGTTGTGAATTATCTCTGAAATCAGTCCAGCCAACGGCTAAGCCCATCAAAATCTTAAATAGAATAGAATTTTCATTATTCTTAGCATCGTGCAATTTATCGCTTCTTAGATAATTTGCTAATATCCTTGCTTGCTCTTGCTGTGTTCTTTTTTCAATATTCATTAAAATGTAATATTTCTTAATATTGGCAATTCGTTGCTAGCAACATCAATATCAGCACTAGGCAAAGACAAAGTAAAAATAGGAGAGTTGCCAGCTTCATCAATCGCAGAAAAAATAACATTTTTAAAAGTATCTTGTTTTATATCCTTACCTAAACTAACTTCAGCACTTCTGAAATAATCAGTTAGCCTCTCAGTAATAGCTAGTTTCATTGCAGGAGTGTTTGGACTTAATGAGCTAAAAGTAAAATCAACATAATAAGGTGTTGGAGAATAAACAAGCACCATCGCATCATCAGTATTTGCGGGTTTTATTCCTGTTTGTTTATCAACTATAATCGCCTTAGCCTGAGCAATTTGAGTTGAGTTTGGCAAAATACTTAATTCATTATCATTAACAAAATAAATAGACACATAACCAGCACTAGGAGTTGCATCATATACCCAGACTCTAGTAATTGCGGTTATTGTATTTTTTAAGAAAATCTCAATACCAACATCAGTAAAATTGCTAGTGTTATTGCTCCAAGCTTGCAATACTCTTGTTCTATATTCATCTTCAGTCTCAGCATCAAAACCTGCAAAAATACCCTCGTAAGTTGCGATAGCAAAATCATCTACATCTTCAATTGGCGAAACTAATTCTAATTGCGATCCACTTCCAAGATTGCCAACAGTTCCATTGGTTCTGCAAATAACAGCAACCCTGCCGAATGTAGCAGTTGCATTAATAGTTCCAGTTGCGGGAGTGGTAGGTGCATTTGCAACGGTAAAACTAAATTGAGTATTGCTAATAACAATAATTGATGCAGTTATATTATAAGCAGTTTGATTAGCTCCAGCAATAATAACTTCAAGACCAGTTGCAAGATTATGATTATTTGCAGTTGTAGCAATAGCAGTAGCACCAATTCTTGTAAGTGAAGTTATATTAATTGATTGTGTTGATATGGTGGCAGTTGATAAGGTTTCATATTCAGTTCCATCAGATTTTTGTAGAATAGAGCCAGTAGGCACTTCAGTTGTAGCAGTTCCAGTAAAATCAATATATCCGCTAGCTTTTGAGCTAGATTTAATTGACAAGCCCCGCATTTGACCCCAGAACTTTAAATAATCTCCCGTTGCAGTTTGTGGGAATAATTGCTTTAAAATTTCTTTTAGCAATTGATTGTTATCATCAAAACCAGCGGATAAAGAGCTTACAATACCACCAATCATACTATTTTTAAGAGTGGGATCTATTTGCTTTTTAATATCGGTTTGTCCCGTGTTAACAGACATTAACAAGTTGCTAATTAGTAATTGCTGTATTTCTTGTAATGTTTTAGTTGTTAAAGACATTAGAATGTATAATTTTGTTCTTCATTAAAGATATTAGTAGTTGTAATATTAATGATATATTTATTTTCAATAATATCAATATTGCAATCAATGTCAATAAGATAATTATCATCAATTAACCACTGCAAGCCCTCAAGAATTGTATCTTGTAAATCTTCTTTATTGGCCTCACTAACTTTTTGTTGCTCAGAATAAAGCCAATAAAAAGAGCCAACCTCATAATCATCATTAAATTGATTACTAAAATGCCCTCTTCTTATATCAATTTGTTTAACTTGAGAAGCATCAGCTCTTTTTTCACAAAAAATAGACATTAAGATTGCGGTTTTAATATCAAAACAAGGTTTTACATCACCGTTTTCAATATCAATATCAAAAAGTTTCTTGTTGCAATTTATATCAAAATCAAGCATATTTAATTTATAAAAAAGTTTTTTATATTTTTTATATCAAATTAAAATGATTGTCAAATGGAAATTGTAAGTTTATTAAAAAATGATGGCAAGCTGGCAAGGGTGCAGTTAGATGATGGCTCAATTATAGATAATGTAGTAATATTATATCCTTATGGGCTTTTTGCCAATATCATAATAGATAATAATAGCTTAGGCCTGTTGTTTTGCCAGAATACTAGAGATTATTGCTATGTTATTCCTTACAATATTGCCAAGCAACCAGTTTTAACAAGTGGCTCAGTGGCAATTGGTGATTTTGAGAATAATAAGCTAATAAAAATTGTTAATGGCGATGTAGTTATAAATACAAATGTAATAATTGAAGGCACTTTTTCAGTCAATGGTGCTGTGAATCTAGGCAATAATCTTACAACCGCTGGCACTGCTAATTTACAAGGCACAACAACCATTCAAGGGAAAGTATTTACAACTCATACTCACTCAGGAGTTCAAACAGGATCTTCAACTACTGGGGGGGTTGTTTAACCCCCAGCAGGTTATTAAAATCTTATCGGTGAAATAAAAGCCATAAAATTATCGGCTTCAATTACAATAGTTGAAATTTTATCTTTAATTTTCAAAATTAACATATCATCATCTATAGATTTTAGAATACTCAATAAGATTTTAGCATTTAAATGAATAATTTTATTTATCGCTCCATCAATAGTTATTTGATTGCTGTATTTTATTACACCTTGCTCCATAACTTTTATTTCTAATATATTATTTTGAAAATCAAATATTGTTTCATTGTGAAAGTTTGTTGATATTGCAAGGGCTTCTTCAGTCGCTCCAATTAATTCTTTTTTATTAATTTTTACTTCATAATTAGTTAAAAAGCTAAATTTATTTAAATCTGGGAAATTGCCATCATTAAGTTGCGAATGGAAAATTATATCATTTGATTCTATTTTAATTCTCCTGCATTTTTCACTATGTATTGATATAGTTAATAATTCATTTCTTTTGAATGCTTTTATTATTTTCTTTACAATGAAATCTGGGATGATTTCATTAATCTCTTGAATATCAATATCTTGAGTTTTAAGAATCATAATTGTGCCATCAGTTGCAACTAAGTTCAATTTGTTGTTGTTGCTATTTATATTGATGCTTTTAATAGGATAACTAGATTCCTCTTTTCTAATCG